GCACTATAACCTTTTTTATACAATCTTTTTAACTTTCTTATTTCTAAATCAGTTGCTATTTTGCCTCCCATATTCATCACCTTTTCATAGCCCCAGGAGGTTTTACGCCTCCTAGGATATTTATTAGTTAATTTTCTTCTTTTAAAGGTATAATTCTTATTTCTTTTAAAATTGAATCATACTCTACTGTCAGAAGAGTTTCTCTATTTATGTGTAACAATCTTCTTAATTCTGCAGGTATAGATACTCTTCCTAATTTATCTATCTTTCTTATATTTCCTACTCTTTCTTTCATAGTTACTCCTTGTCTTTTAATAACTCTGCAAGCTTTTCTATTGCACCTTTTAAAGCTTCTTCTATGTTTGTTTCTTCTGTTTCAGTATGTGATTTGATTTTTATATCTTTACTTCTTAGTTGTATTATTTTTTCTATTGATGTAGTTAAGATGTTTAATAATTTTGTTTCACTTATATCACATTCATCTGCCATTCCTTTTAGAACTCCATAGTTTAAATATGCTAGTTCAGTCAACATTTCTGCTCTGTCTTCACCTTTTATGTTTACCTCTACTTTTCCATTATTTACGATTGCTTTTATCATCTTTTACCCCCTAAAATATAATTTCTGTGCTTTTTTCTGCTATTAAAACAGGTATTCCAGTAGCTTCTTCTACCTTTTCTTTCATTATTTGACTATCTCCGTGTTTGTCACTTAAATGTAATAACATCAAATTTCTTGTCTTACTTAAATCACTAGCTTTTAGAAAGTCAATTACATTTTCAAGTTCAAAATGTGATTCTTTTATACGAACGCTTAAACTTGTTTCTATGCAATATTCTTCTAAATTTTCTTTGATATAGTTACATTCAACCAAGATACTATTTACATTCTTGAAGTTGTATTCACAGTAGCAAGTATCAGTTATAAATAACAAAGTTCCTATGTCCTGATGTTTTATAAGAAATCCTAAAGGTTCTTCTGCATCATGAATAACATCAAATGGTAAAATAGTAAAATTTCCTATTTGTTGCCTTTTGTTAGCTTTTACTATTTTAGTCCTATAGTTTTTTATGTTTAACTTTTCAAAAGTCCCCTTAGCTGAATATACATCTATTCCATTTTCTGTTAAGTCTTTAATTGATTTAGAGTGATCTTTATGTTCATGAGTAACTAAACATCCAACAACTTTGTCAATTTTGTAATTAAGACCTTTTAAAATTTCTTTATATTTGATACCTGCTTCAATTATTAGAGTTTCATCAGGAGTAATAAGTAAATAGCAATTACCCCTGCTCCCACTTGCTAAAACTTTTAAAACGGACAATCTTCTTCCTCTTGAGTTTCTTCTACAACTTCAGCATCTATTTTCGTATCTTCATCAATTATTTCTGCTTCCATTTGCTCTACTTCATCTATATCTATTGTTTTTTTATTAGCTTTTTCTGTTATTTCACTTTCAAAAGCTTCATTTTGGAATGTTACAACATCTTCATCATCTGAATAAGGGCTTCTATTAAATGCACTTGCAAATAACTCACTATCATCTGATGTATTTATATATAATTTACAAGCTCTATTTATAACAGTTCTTTTAGCCATTTGATCTGGGAAATTTATATGTGAAGGACTTTTACCTTTTGTTGGTCCTTGCGCCCATGATGTTTTTATTTGTGCCATACTCATATATTCCGTATGTAAAACCCCTTCTTCTCCTATAACAACAGCAAATGCTCCTATTATCTTTGAGTTATCTATATTTTTTAAATCAGGTTTATAATCTATTACATTTATATTTCCATTTTTATACTCAAACTCAACTTCATCACCTTCATAGATACAATAAGCTTTCACATCTTTTATATATTTACTTCTTTTCGCTGCAGCTATAGTTCCCATATAGCTTTTAGTTAGTTGGAGTTTATTTCCATGTGGAATAAAGTAACATTGCTTTTTCGAAGGACTTAATCCTTGAATAATCATATCTAAAAGAGAATTTGCTATACTTACTTTTGTACAAGTTTCTAATACACATCTTTTATTTTTATCTTTTGTTTCTTGTAAGATTAGATAAGCTGATTTTAAAGCGTTTTGTGCTGCATAATTCTCTGGTATTACTAATTCTTTACTTGCTTGTAACTCTCTTACCCTTTCTAAAACTTCGTCTGTAACAGTTTTAGGTTTTTCTGCAATATTTTGAGATTGTTTAATTATTTGATTTTTCAATACTCGTCACTCTCCTAACTTTTTAGTGTTTAATTATGTTTAATTATAGACAAATGTGTTTATATCACACTATCTAACCAATAAATTTTATTATATTTCCAAAGTAATCTACATTTTCTTACATTGACTTTTTTGCAATGTTTTGTAGGACTTTGAAAATTTAATGCGTTCAAATGTGGATATAATGCTGTAACATATCCTTTATGAGTTTCTCCATTTCTGTAAGTATATTCAACCAAATCTCTATGTTTAATTCCTAATACATTATCTGTTTTTGCTTTTGATTTTCTACGCATCGGTTTAATCATCCATTCTTTTATATTGCAAGTATCTGGAAAACAATTTGTTATACAAATAGCATCGTTTGAATGAGATTTTTCTATATTCCATTCAATTCTTTTATTTGCAGTATCTCCACCTGTTGTAAGATGTAATATTCCTAATTGTTTAATATTTTCTCTAAGATAATTTTTACCTTGCATGACATGCATTGCATAATCAAATCTTTTTGGCTTACTTTTTATTTTGGTGAAATATCTCTCTTCAAATTCTCGTTCTTTCCCTTCTGTCTTTTGATGACAAGAAGAACAAAGAGTAATGAGATTCCCAATAGTATTTGCTCCACCAAATCTCTTTGCTCGAATATGATGAACCTCAAGTACAGTATTTGTTTTTCCACATTCTTGACATTTACAACTATCTCTTAATATTGTCGCTTTTCTAAGATTTTCATCTAATCTATTATTCTTCTGATATTGCCAATTATAAGGTTTATATCCATCGGTCATTGCTCTTATATCTATTGCTACATCTTCAAGATAATATTCTTTAATATTTATCCATTTATTTAATTGATATAAAACTCTAAGAATAGAATCTTTCTTTTGTTTAATACTTGGCGCTAATCTATTAGTTTTTTTTGAAGATGCTCTATTATTGAATCTAGGTTTACGATATCTTTTATGATATCTACGGTATTGTCTATATCCTCTACGAACATCCATTAAGTGTTTTACATCTTGTCTTTGTTCAATAGTTCCTTTAAATACAACTTTATTTTTACTTGGACATTTTTGAACAATTGCTATTCCAACATGAGAACTACCATCGTCAATTCCACAAACCATATGACTTTCATCTTCGTCATCAGGTTCAACTTCTTTTTCTAACTGAATTACCATAGGATATTTACTTTTTAATTTTGCTCGACCTTTTCTAATCAAATACCAACCTTTATTTACTTTAGTTGGAGCTAAAGGTCTATTGTTTTTATCTACAACAAAACAATATTCAATTTTATTTTCCATCTCTGGACACCTTCCTTTCGGAGAATTTTTCGTCTTGGGAATGTCAAGTAGAGGATATGTGTTTCCCTGTTATCAATACAGGACATTAGCATTGTTTCTTGGTTAGCACTCACAGAGTTTCAGACTGACGATTACATCTAAAAGTGTGTGTTTACCTTACTACTCAACATAGTTCATATCTGCAATATATGTTTCCATAAAAGCAGTCACTAACCCTTGAAACCTCTTGTTAAGCCATATACAAAAGACTAATGTGTCCACTTTTCTATATGTTTGACTATATATTTCTATGTATATAGTCACTTAACAATTAGTCCTGTTGCTAGTAACAATATGCGTTTAACTTTTTCTTTCCTTTGTTCTTCTGTCAGATAGTTATTTTTCTTAGTCAATCTATCTTGTTTATGTCTCTTAGCTTTTTCAAAATTAACCTTTCCTCTAACTGAAGATAATGTTCGCCCTAAATATTTTGCTATTTCTTCATCTGATATTAATTTATAATTTTCTTCTAAAAACTTTTCTTCTTCTATGCTCCATTTCATTTTTACACCTATTCATTTATTTTTATTTCTTTATCCTCTGTGACTACCAACTTAATCAATTGACCTTTAGTATCTGCTATTTTATTTACACATTCACTATTATCAATGAATATAGGTGCGACTAATTCGAAATACTCGGATAAAGTGTTTATTATATCTATACCAGCATTTATTTGACCTGCAGTATTTGCATTAGAAAATGGTACTCCATTTATAGTTGCCTCACAGGTTTCTGCAATAGCTCCGTTAACTTGAGTAGAGAATAATTTAAAGCTTACGTTCTTAAAATGCTTATTTATATTTTTTTCTAAAAGTTCTACTCTCTTAGTAATAAACTTTTCATATAGCATTATAAGACCTTCTTGTCTTGCTATTTCTACTCCGATTTGTTTTTCCTCTGCTTTTAGATCTTCTATTCTTTGATTTACTTTCTTGTTATTTTTAACTGCTCCTAATTGACTATATAACCCTTTTAGTTGTGTATTAATTTCTCCTTTTTCAATTAAAAGTCCTGATTTATCTTGATGTATATCATCTTCTTGTAAACTTTCTAAAAGCTTGTTATTTTCTCTTTTAAGTTTTAATATCTTTTCTTTTGTTGCATCGTTAGGTGTATAAGAAATACCTCGTATTTGGCTTTCTAGCTGATTTATTTTTTCTTTCTTGATGTTTATATTATTTTCTATCTCAGAAAGCTTTAAAGTATAATTTTCGATATCTTCTTGAATATCTTCTTGTTCTTTAACTTTTATTTTGCCTTTTTCTATTACTTCTTCTTTTCTTCTAGCTTTATCAAGATTGAAGTTTTTCTCTAATTCTGCTTGTTTTTCTTCTATGTCTGATTCATCAAAAGGTCGTTTACAAGTAGGGCACTCTGTTTTTATACTACTAAAATCAACTTTCTCAGCTTGAATTTCACTAAATTCTTCTCTTAATTTAGCAGCTTCATTTTTTAGCATTTCAAACTTTCTAGTTAGTCCATCTATTTTATATTCACATTCATTTTTCTTTTGTTGTTGTGAATATAAATCTTTTTCTTCTTTTCTTCTTTCTTCTTCTAATATTCTTACTTTATTGTCATAACCTTTTCTGTCAGCTTGTCTTTCTTCTTCGATTAAGTTTTCATTTTCACTTATTTTTTTCATTACTTCATTTCTTTTAGCTAATAATTCTTTACTACTATTAGCTATATCGCTTATTTTATTGTCTATATCTTTTAACTTACTTTCTTTAAATGCTATTTCTTTTTCAACTTCTTTTACATCTAAATCAACTACTGTTTCCATTAATTCCTCGATTTTATAAGGAATTGACTTTTTATTTTCTCTTAGTTTTTTAATGCTACCTTTTTTACTGTCTATTAGCTTTGATACATCTTCTTTTTCTAGATCTTGTTTTACTAAATTTAAATCTTTATCAGTTTTTACAACATCATCTACTGATATATTCCCTCCAGCAACTTCTAAGATGACTTTTCTTTGTTCTTTCCAACTAAGAGAAGGAAAATGAAAAGGGTTAGTTAATAATTTAAATGTTTCTTCGTCTGCTATTTCATTTATTTGCTTGTTATAATCTGATTTTTTAACTGGAATATCATCAATTTCATATTTTGTTGTATTCCCATCAAATACTTTTTCGCTTTCTCCTCTTCTAGAGGTCCATTTTTCTTTATATTCTTTTGATAGTTTTACTTCTAATCCATCTACTTCTAAGATGCCTGTTACATGAGGATTTAAACCTCTTATATATTCGTTATTTTCATCTAAAGGTTTTAACTCAAATTTGCTATCTCCTTTACTGTTTTTATCGAATAATAACCATGTAAAAGCATCAAATATACTTGATTTTCCAGTTGCATTTTGGCCTGATATTGTTGTGATATCTTTGAAATTTATGTCTAATTTTGATATGCCTTTAAAATTGCTTATTGATAGTTGTTTTAATTTTATCTCTTTCATTTTCTCCCCCTATTTAAAAAACTCTAATGGTGATACATTTAAAGCTTTCGAAAGTCCTTTTAGCACTACTAGAGTAGGATTTGTTATAACCCCATTCTCTAGTTTTGCTATATAGCTTTCTGTAACACCAACTGCGTTTGCTAATTCTGTTCGGCTTTTTTTCATATTTAGCCTTTTACTCCTAACATAACCCCCCTATGTTCATTTGATTACCCCCTTATAAGTTTCTATAAATTCTAAAATTGTAAGTGTCGGATACTTTTCTGCTATTTTTTTTAAGGTTTCTATTTTGCAAATCAATTTAATCATCTCCTTCTGCATTAGCACACCACCATGCTCCAACCACAAAACCTATACAGAAAATTAAACTTATTTCTAAAAATTTAATTATCATTTATACTCCCCATTTAAATTAAAAAGGTATGTCATCATCATCTATAGCTTGAAATCCATTTGGATCTAACCCTGGATTTGTTATATTATTTGTTCCTTGTTGATTATCTTTCGGATAATCTAATGCTTGTACACTTCTACCACTAACCTTAGTAAAAGTTCTATTTTCTCCATCTTGAGTTTGATATCTATCAACTCTAAGATTTCCTTGAATAGCAACTAATCTACCTTTTGTTATATAATTAGCACAAAATTCAGCTGCTTTCCCTATAACTTCTATTGGTATAAAGTCTGTTTCTTT